CGATATCGTCACGTCAGATGACTTTGTTGGATGGCTCGAGCGTCAGACGCCTGTATGGCAGCGTGTAGCCAATGACGGCAGCGCCCATGAGGTAGTTGAGCTCATCAATCGTTATAAGGAAGTCTTCGATACACAGCCGCAACAGCCGGTCTCAAAGGTTGATAAGGCGCGACGGGTTGCAGAACCCACGCTCCCTAAAGCCAGACGACCGGACCCAAGCTCGGGCAAGCGAATTTGGAGCCGCCAAGAGATCACCCGTATGCCACTCGATGAATTCGAGCGACGTTCGGCAGAGATCGATCAGGCGTATCTGGATGGACGAGTCCGTTAGTTCAATCCTGTTGTAATAAGGTTTATTTAACATGCCTGCTTTTCCTACCGCTGGTTCAAACTCCGCTGCGAACTTCATTCCTGAAATTTTCTCGAAGAAGCTTCAAGCGAAGTTTTATGCCTCGTCAGTACTCCCCTCGATCTCGAACACCGACTATGAAGGTGAAATCTCGGGTCAGGGTAACAAGGTAAACATCCGCACCGTTCCTAACGTCACTGTAGGCGACTACACTGGCTCAGTTTCGTATGCTGATGTCACCACCCAAGTTGTCGAACTGAACATCGACAAGGCGAAGTCGTATGCCTTCAAGGTAGACGACATCCTCAAGGTTCAGGCCGACATCGCATTCCAGAATGAAGCATCGAAGGATGCTGCTGAGCAGATGCGTATTGCTGTTGAGACCGACGTTCTCGGCAACATTCCTACCGCTGCAACGACCATTTTGGACAAGGCATCGGTTTCAGAATCCACTCTTCTGAACCACATCCTCGAAGCTGGCCGCAAGCTGGACGAATTGAACATCCCTGATTCGGATCGTTTCCTCGTTCTCTCGCCGCTCTACATCGAGATGCTGAAGAAGTCGGAACTGCGTCAAGCTTACTTGACCGGTGACGCTGCTTCGCCACTCCGCAACGGTAAGGTTGGTCAGGTTGACCGCTTCACCATCTATCAGTCGAACTTGCTTTCGATTGGTTCTGGCGGCGATGCTGGCAAGACGTTCTGCCTTGCTGGTCACCCTAAAGCTACCTGCTTCGCTTCGCAGTTCGTGAAGACCGAAACAGTTCGCTTGACCGACACGTTCGGCGACGGCATTCGCGGTCTGAAGGTTTACGGTTACAAGGTCGTTGTTCCTAACGCCCTCGTCACCATGAAGCTGAAGACGACAGCCTAATAGAAGCGGGGGCGAGGGAAACTTCGCCCCCAACTCTTTATAGATGAAGGCATGCAACTGTGCCTTCTACTATGCAGAGAACGAGGAACACCGTGGAAAAAGCTATTGAAGATATGAGCAAAGACGAGCTCGACATCTACGCACGAGACAAGTTCGCCGTAGAGCTCGACAAGCGTCGCCGCATTGAGGATCTTGTTGAGCACGTAAAAACGCTCGTAAACAACAAGGGTAAGGTTGTTGAAGCTGCAGTCAAGGCTGAGCGCAAACCAAAAATCGTGCGCCATTTGAAAACTGGTGTGGAATGGTTTTGGAGTCCTCTATATAAGGGCAATCCAGACCTTGAAGTTATTGAGTGGGAATAAACTAAATGGCGACGACCAAAGCAATTGATTTAATCAGTCGAGTGGCGGTAACGCTGCAAGATCCCACGTTTGTGCGGTGGCCCCAGCAGGAGCTGCTGAACTACCTCAATGATGCCCAGCGGCAGGTCGTTTTATTTCGTCCTGATGCGAAAGCTGTTAACGCTCCGTTTACATGTACTAGTTCTGCAAAGCAGACGCTGCCTGCAGATGGCCTTCGCCTTATCAATGTACTGCGCAATACCGGCGGTCGTGCAATAACTAAAGTAGATCGCGGAATTCTCGATGTGCAACTTCCTGCGTGGTACGAGACTGCAGTTGGCACAGACGGCGTAAAGCATTACGTGTACGACGCGCTTGATCCAAAGAACTTCTACGTCTTTCCTAAGCCTGCGACATCTGCGCAGATCGATATTGTGTATGCGATGTCACCCGTTGATATCGTGATCTCGAACTTTACGACTGATACGCAGGTCATCGGCATCGACGACATCTACGCCAATGCACTGATGGACTACATGATGTACCGCGCTTACCAGAAGGATAGCGAGTTCGCGAACCTTAACCGCGCTGCTGTGTACTATCAGGCTTTCACGACGTCTCTGGGTATAAAGTCGCAGGCTGATGGCGGCTTACTCGAAAGCATGGTTGCACAACAACCACAGCGTACCACCCAGTGAAGTACAGCGATCTCTTCGTCTACGTCCTGAGTGAGGCTCCGTCCTGCCCTGAGTTCACTGCTGAGAGGGCTATCAGGGACGCTTGCATCGACTTCTGCGCACGCACGGACTTGTATCGCGCAGAGCCACAGACGCTTGTTGTTTCACGAGGTGTAACGGACTACGAGATCGATGCGCCTAGCGGCACTGAACCGAACCATGTGAAGGCGATCATGCTTGACGGTCGTGCTCTCGAGTCGGTTCCTTATGAAGATGCCTTCATGAAGATCGAGCTGTCGGACTTTGGAGCGCCTACATACTTCTCGCAATACGACAACCGTACTGTCCTAGTAGGGCCAAAACCAGAGGGCAAGGCAAGCCTCAAGGTTCTGTACACGCTGAAGCCTACGCAGACATCTACAACGATTCCAGACACGATTGGCCTAGAGCATCGTGAGACGCTAGTGGCTGGGGCCTTATTCCGCCTTCAGATGATGTCTGGTCAGCCTTGGATGGATGGCGCTGCTGCCGGTGCAAACAGGCAGCTTTATGAGCGCGGCGTTGCTGCAGCAATGCGGCAGGCCAAGTACGGTCATGGAGGAGCAGCCCTTACCGTCAAATCAAGAGAGTTCATCTAATGGCTTACTCAGAAACTCTATACCTCGTTCAGGGCGACACGTTACCTCAGCTTAAAGTCACTGTGCGTGATCGCAACCTAGCTGCGGCTGGCAAGGTGCTCGACCCAGAAGATCCGACTACATGGGCTCTGGTGAACCTTACCGGCGGAACTGTTCGCTTGCGTGTGCGTGAGGTTGGCGGATCTACCACTAAGTCAACGCTTATCGGCACCAATACCAACGCTGTTGGCGGTGAAGTTGTATTCGTGTTCGACGCGACCACGCTAGACACTTCTGGTGTTTTCGAGGGCGAGATTGAATACACAGAAGCTGGCGGTGGAAAGCAGACAGTATACGACTTGATCAAGCTCCAGATTCGCGAGCAGTTCGCTTAAGGAGCCGCCAATGGCAATAGCCGGTATCGAAACTGGTGGTACTGGTGAAGGCCCTATGGATGCCTCGGCGGACGTCAGAAAGTTAGAGGTTGCGCCGCTCGAGTATACAGAGCTGTCGGCATCTACAGGTTACGTAGAGCTTGATGCGCAGACACGCTATAGGTTCCTATCATCCGCGAGCAAGTACGTCGCGCTTGCTGCGCAGAGGGCTTATGTACGCCTATTCGCTAGCACGGCATCGATCCGTCCAGTCATCACAACTGCACTTGGTATATTTTTAATCTTCCGCGAGCTTGCGGATGCAGCAGGGATTACAGATCAGATTCGTCGCGTCTTTGGCAAGGGATTGTCGGACAACGCCGCCACAACTGATACTCAATCCAAGTCACTTGGTCGCTCGAGAAGCGATGCCGCTGTAGCAAGCGAAGTTGTATCTCGAGGCACGGGCAAGGCCTTAACTGAGCTTGTGACTGGGTCAGATCTTTTAATTAAGTTGTCTGGCAAGAATCCCAACGACATGTTGTCGGCGTCGGAGATCTCAATCAAATCGATTGGGAAAGTGTCCACCGAATCAGTGGCTACAACAGACATTCTTTCAAAGACAACGAGCTTTGTACGGGCGCTATCTGATGCATCAGTTGTCGTTGATGCTTCATCGAAGTCGTTTGGTAAAGACGCAATAGATAGCGTGCAGTCATTGGATACTCGCCTGCTGAACGTGAATAAAGTTCTATCAGATATTGCTTATGCGACTGATGACGTTAACGGCGCTTCGGCGGGTGACGACCAGACAATTCAGTTCTTCAAGTCTAGATCTGATGCAGTATTATCCCAAGACATCATCACGATTGTCTCTACCTTCTCAAGAGTGTATAGCGATACAGCGTATACCTCAGAGGTGTCGGCAAAGGCTTTCGACAAATCGCGTGAAGATCAGGCGGTGACATCGGACTCAGGCTTTGTTAAGAGCCAAGGGTACTGCGATATAAGTTACTTCATGGAGGATTACGTGGGCGCTATACGAACATTCTGAGGGTTAACATGAATACGAACGAAATGATCAAGGCCACTGGCCGACTGAATATCCAAGTCATCGGCACTGATGGCGTGATCAAAGAAGAACAGACTGTAGACAACCTAGTTGTCAGCTCTGGTCTCGATTTTATTGCTAGCCGCATGAAAGATGCGACTGCGACAGCAATGTCGCACATGGCTGTTGGCTCAGGCACTGCTGCTGCAGCAGGTGGGAACACGGCGCTTGGCACTGAGCTTGGTCGTGTCGCTCTGGTGTCGACTACTGTCACCAATAACTCTGTTGCATATGTCGCTACGTTTGGCGCTGGTGTAGGCACTGGTGCGGTAACTGAAGCAGGTTTGTTTAACGCTGCCTCTAACGGAACGATGCTTTGCCGCACCGTCTTTGGTGTCGTTAACAAAGAGGCAACTGATACGATGTCGATCACTTGGACCGTCACTATCGGCGCTGCGTAATTCCTCTGAGGCGAGTCTAAGATGGCAACTATTGTTACGCGGTCCGGAAAAGGCTCGCCCCTTACCAACAATGAAGTTGATGCCAACTTCACGAATTTGAATACTGAGCTTGGGACGAAGGTTAATGCCTCGTCTCTAGCTGCTGTTGCAACCTCTGGCGCATATGCCGACCTCTCTGGCAGGCCGACAAACGTCTCATCGTTTACTAATGACAGCGGCTATCTGACCAGCTTCACCGAAGCCGATCCGACTGTGCCGTCGCACGTCAAGGCGATCACGACGACAGACATCAGTAACTGGAACACGGCGTTTGGCTGGGGTAACCACGCATCTGCAGGATACCTCACCGGCATCACGTCGGGTCAGATTACAACGGCTCTGGGCTTTACGCCATACAATGCCACCAACCCTGCTGGCTACACGAGCAACGTCGGCACAGTGACTTCGGTATCTGGCACAGGCACAGTTAATGGCCTGACGCTGACAGGCACGGTCACATCATCCGGCAGCTTAACGCTTGGCGGCACATTGTCAGGCATTGACCTATCGACGCAAATCACTGGCACACTTGGCATTGCAAACGGCGGCACTGGCGCGACCACAGCGGCGGGTGCGCGTTCAAACCTTGGCCTTGGCTCTATTGCCACACAAGATGCTGATGACGTTGCGATTACTGGCGGCGTAATAACAGGCACGACCATTGACAGCATCACAAACCATGTTGGTGCTGACCATATCCACTACAAGGTAAAAGCTACCCAAACCCTTGCTAAAGGCGATGTGGTAAAGGTTGTCGGCTTTAACTCTGGTGAAGATGCCTTTGAAGTCGCCAAGGTTTCTGCTTCAACTGACATTGCTGTTGGCGTTATATACAGCGCATTAGCTAATGGCGCGTTTGGCTCAATCATAAACACTGGATTGCTGGAAGGTATTGATACTTCCGCTTTTGCAATTGGGACAACACTATATCCAAACACAACTGGTGGGTTCACCAGCACAAAGCCTACTACTGGCCGCTATCAGGCGCTGGCTTTTGTGGTTCGCTCTCACGCAAACTTAGGCACAATCCTAATTGAAGCCAGTGAACCACAAGCTACAAGCCTAAGCCAATTCACCAACGATTCTGGTTATACAACGAACACAGGTACGGTAACGTCAGTCGGCGGCACAGGAACCGTAAACGGCATTACGCTCACTGGCACGGTGACGGATTCTGGATCGTTGACGCTTGGTGGCACACTTTCTGGCGTCGATCTTACCACCCAAGTCACAGGCACACTGCCTGCTGCAAACGGCGGAACTGGTTTAACGTCACCTGGCACTTCCGGTAACGTCTTGACCAGTAACGGAAGCGCGTGGGTATCACAGATTCCCGCAGCAGGTGGCATTAAGTATACCAGTGTCAAAACTGCCAACTACACTGCTGCCGCAAATGATGGTGTGCAGACCAACACTAGTGGCGGGGTCTTTACGGTTACGCTTCCAGCCTCTCCGACTGTTGGTGATCAGGTTATTGTTACCGATAGTTCAGGGTCGTGGGCTACAAACAACCTAACGGTTGGGCGGAATGGCTCGACCATCGAAGGCGCGGCTGAAGACCTCATCTGCAACATTTCCAGTGTCAGCGTACAGTTTGTGTACAGTGGAACAACATGGGATGTCTTTGCGCAAGTTGGCAGTGCTGGTGCTGGTATTATCCCAGTGGCGGGTGGCGGCACGGGTGCGTCCACCTCCGCTGGTGCATTAACAAACCTTGGTGCTGCGCCTTTAGCTTCGCCTACATTTACTGGTACAGTTACAACGGCAACTGCCGACCTCTTGGGTTCCGTTCGCAGCAACATAGTCACAGTAGCGGCATCCGCCGTTGACTGCTCCACCGGCAACTACTTCATCAAGACGGCTTCCGGCGCATTGACTTGGACAGTAACGA